CTCGATTTGCAGGTCTCTGAATCTCATTTTTTCAACATATTCCAAATTCAAAGCGATATTGCGAATAGATGAGTTGTCCGTTTTCAGGGTCAGGCCCTGCAACCCGCCGCCAGATAAAAGATCATTCCATGCGTTCCCTGTAACGCTTTTCTGAAACGTCAGAACAGGAGTAGCTTGATTCCCGCCGCTTACATTTGCATGGATCATGGACGCACCATAACCCTGACCGGAAATGGTTGTGTAATGATCATTGATCGTAAACGCTCCGGTTGTCCAAAAAACATTCGACGGAAGAAGGAGATAACCCGACCCACCCTCATGGCCACCCGTGCTGTTTGTGGCCTTTCTTGCCGCTAACCAAGCAGTAATAGCAGTAGTATCGTCAGTGGCCCCCGCCTGAAGACCATTCGCATCTCCAGATGTGTTGTATTTGCCATTACCAGCCGCTCCGTAACTGCTAAGGCTTTTGACCACGGGAGTAGGTTGCACAGTCCCTATAGTTACGGAATTGAAAACAGGATTCTCAGGTAGCGCCCCGCCGTCCTGCACCCCGGCCCATGCACAACAAGCAAACACCAAAACACAAAATATCGCCCCTAAGATTCTTTTCATATCGAATCTCCTATCCAAAGGCAGACCGTCCCGGATGTGAAATTCCCGGTCTCCACCCACGCCCGGTATGTCTGGCCGGTGTAGTCGCTAAACGTATAGACCCCCGGAGTTGTCCAGGTGTCTCCGGTGTCTTCCCATGTCGTGCCGCCGTCTTCCGAGCGTTGCAGGCTGACCGTAGCCACGAAGGTGCCCGAAATCCTCACCGTGCCGTGATTGTGGATCACCAGTGCGGTGGTACCGGTGTTTTGCGCCGTGACATTTATGGATGTTGCTCGGCCGGCCAAGGCCAGAACCGGCAGGGTAAGCAGAAAAATTATGGTTATAAGTGCGTGTTTCATATCGCCATTTCCTCCGGCTGTGCGGTTCTGTTCCATTCCTCTATAATGCCGTCGCAAATTTCTATTTCTATGTTCATCTCCAGATACTCCCCGAGCTTTACGGTTGCGATTTTTTTGGCCTGCAAGTGCTCGGCAAATATCTGCTCCTTCATGGCAAAGAGCCTGTTTCGCTTTCTGATGAGATCGTTTCCGTTCATCGTCGCGCCCTCAAGTATTCGTGGTAATTGCCCTTCCATCGGTACGTTCCCACATGCACGGTGTCGATGTTGGGATCGAGCCATATTTTACCGCCGATGTCGGTCCATTTTTTACAAAAGGAATAATCCTCGCCGTAGGGCAGGTTCGCTAGACTGCTGGCCGTTCGTTCAAAAAGTCGTAAGGCGTGCCCGGGGAACCAATAGGATTTGACCATCTTCTCGGTCGCCCCGCGCGTGATCCGCATGAACGCCAGGCCGATGGATTTAATTGATATCGTCCCGTCCAGTTCGTCCATAATAGGAGTCCCGTCCAGATTGTCGTTGTAGACCACGGGGTAGTCTTCGCAGTCCGGAATTTTTTTGGCCATGAGCCCACAGATGATGTCCTTGGGAGAGAGCAAAAGCCGCAAAAAATCCGCAGCCGGCCATCCACCATCGGCGTCAATCCAGAATAGATCGGTTGCGTTCGACTGCCTGAACTTCTCGAACAGGAACGAGCGGGCAACTTCGAGGTCCGAGACGTGCATTACATCTTCAGACATGAAGCCGATACCGTTTTGACGGCAAAGGTCTGCTGATTCCAGAACGGAATTTTTATACTCGCAGCATACTTTGCCGTCAAAAGAAGGAGTTGCTATAAAAACTGTTTTGTCCACGGCGCTACACCCCGAAGTTGGTCGTAGCACCGATACCGGAAAGTGTTCCCAAAACCTTCTGGATTTCGATCACGGCCGCCTGTAATGAGTTAAGCGCCAGGGTGCTCGAAAAAGCCCAGTAGGTGCCTATGGCCGAGAGGTCAAGAGTTGTGAGTGCGGTTAGTTTATTGCTGGCCCGCTGCGCGTTTGGAGCTGCGCCGTAGAGGCCCACAGTTGAACTCGCCCCGGTAGTAAGCGCGCCGTCCGCATTGAGGTTTATGAAGTAGCCGTAGAGCCATCGTTTGATTTTGGAGCCGATCCCTTCGTGACTGTCCGTGCTGGGTGTAAAATTGTAGGCCATCGCCTCTTCTCCTTGTTGCGGCCGATGTCAGCCCCGGCCCTGCTATTTCGATTTGCCTCGCTCCCCTATTTCGTTCGCGTGTTCGATCTTCGTCGAGTCGATGTGCATCGGCTTATCGGAAACCGGACCCGGTTCCATTTTGGTCAGCCGCTCCATTACTTCGGTATTCATGGGAGCCCGCACGCCCTTCTTGCATCGAGCCATGTATTGCTCGGGACTCTCTATCATCTCCGGATCAACCTCCGAGGGAAGCCGGAAATGATTTAAAATACCCGACTCTTTTACCCACGGGTCCTCGGGGTCCAAGTATTGCTGACTCATGGGCAGGCTTCGCCCCATTGGTATTGTATCGTCGTCCGGATCAAAGATATGCAGGGGAGACGTAGGTTGCCCGCGCATATCCGGAGGGGTCGGATACCATGCACATTTCCTGATACACTGATACAGTTTCCTTGCCATTTGGTTTTATCCTTTAAGGAAGAGGGAGGGTTTCCCCTCCCCCGTGTTTTTACCAGACACCGTTTGATTGAGAATCAATTACCACCCCGGCTGTTGCGGTAAGCGCGGTGAAGCCGCCCGTTCCGCCGATGGTGTAATACATTTGCAGGTACTTGCGCGTATTGTCCGGGACCGTGAATTCAAAGGCGTATCCCGTGGCCGCAAGGGCGACCAGCGCATCCCCGGTAATTGCGGGGCCTACATCTATGTTTGTAAAACTGCTGTTGTCGTTGGAATCCTGAAGCGAAATCGTAAGGGTGGGAGTCTCTCCCGACAGTACAGCCCCTTGGATTACACCGGCAATTTTAACCCGGTTGCCTGCGCCCACGTTGGAATTGCCTGCGTGGCCCGTGCCGGGACTGGTGGCGGGGGTCCAAGCATCATCGTAGTTGCTGCGTTGCCCGAGCGGAACGCTGTTCGTGCTGGCAACGGATGCGGCGTGGATGTCCTGGCCGCTGCTAAACATCAATAACGAATCAAACAACATCGCGGACCTCCTTTATACGTTCGTCTCGGTTATGAGCAGTTGATCGACCTGTCTGATCGGGAACCCCCAAAAGTCAAGAACCTTATGGCCCATCACGTCCGACCAACCCAGGGCGGCGTTACTCTTGTTCATGGCCAGCTTCATCAGTTGAGTCCACAGGCTTTTGTGCATGTAGAAACACGGGCGCCCTTCAACAGACCGCCATGTCGGGAGTTGGCCGAGCATGTCGACAAGAAGATCCAGGGTGAGAGTGTTGGTGGTCGCACCGTTGGCCATATTGATATTGGCCGCCCGAACGATGTAGCGCCAGTCACGAACACACAACCCCAAATTCCATTCGTAGGTATGGACGCGGGCGTAATATGTGCCCGACGCCAAGGCCGACCCTCCGGCAGCGATGGACCTTACCGCCTCGACACCCTTGTCTTCTACGACCAAGCCGCCCGGTACGTTCTCGGGGGTAAAGGAAAAACAGGTATTTGGCCCCCATGTAATGAGCCAGATGGATGAACAACTCGAACCGGTTGCCCCCCCGCTGAGGACATTCTCCATGCTCGAAGTGGGGTATCTTGGAGAAAGACCAAGGAACCTGTCCGGGTTAAGCGCAGTGTCGTTATAGAGAACGTTTTGCACGATCTGCTGATTCATCGCCTCGAAAAAAGGAAGCTGCTCGTTTGCAATGAATCCATCGGGGCTGCGCTGAATCTTGAGGGCCCTCACATCGATTTCAGAACGCATCTCGAACCGGCCAGCCGTATCATCTACTTGCTGATATCCGGACTTTGAGGGCGGAACGCCCTGGTAGAGCCGAGACCATACACCGGTAGGCAGTCCCGTTCTAACCGTAGTCTGGTGGCCGGTCTTGAGGTTTCCGATCTGCACCGGCATGTCCCAAAGGAGCTCGTTTGTTTGGTTCATTAACTCAACAACAAGAGCCGGGTCCCCGTTGGGGTCCGTGGCTTTCAACATATCAAGCATTGTCGGGTAATATCCCGAAAGTGCGGTGGCCATCCGTGTATCTCCTGTTTATTTTTACGTTGGAGTTCTCGCGGCTATTTTCTCCGCAAGTCTATCGACTGCCGATTTGCCGGTATCGCTTCCGGGTGCGCCCGAGCTTCCAATTCCCTGAAGCGTAGCCTCCTTGTAGTGGCGGCTGATTTTGAAAATCATCTGGGCAAAAGGCGCCGATCTGTTTAGTACGGGCACGAGCCCCGCCAGTTCGGTATCTGGTACGCCGGCCTCTTTGGCTACGGCTTTAAGTGTTGCTTGTGAGGTTTTTGCGTTAGCCTCATACTGAGGACCCCACGCCAGTTTGAGTGCGGTCTCGGCCGATTTTACCGCTTCGGTTTCAGCCTTGGCGGCATACTCGGTAAAACTGTTTATCCCCGCCTGAACCTGTGCAGGGCTCATTCCCGCAGCGTGCGCCTTCTCGGCGTAGGCCATTAGGAGCGGATCATTGGGTGATACGCCTTCCGGAAGTTGGACCTTGTAATCGGTTGGCTTTTCCGGTACGCCCATGAGTGTTCGCACTTTGGCCTGATAGTCTTTCTGCTGTTCAGGCGTCGCGTTTTCCGGTAGTGGCTCGACCGCCGTGGAAAGTCTGGTCTCGTACTGGGCCTGAGTTTCCGTTGCTGTCTTTACCTGGCCGGTAAGTTCCTTGTGCGAGTTTATCAGGTCGATTCCCTTCATGGCCGCGTAGGGTTTAAAAGATTCGTCGGCTCTGAGGTCATCGGTTGCGTACTGTTCAAATGTTTCGTTTGCTAAGTCCATTTAGAGTACTCCCATGGCTTCCCGCATCTCTTTGAGCTTGCCGGATAAGGTTAAAATTCTCATGCCCACCGCCCGCTTGCCTTCGTCGTATTCGTTGGTGTGGGTCACTCCGTTTGCTGTTTGCTGCGGTTCGCTTTGCGTTAACAGGCAGCAGAACTCGAACAGATCACTCAGGATCATTTTGCCGTCGTTACTGCCCCAAAAAGGCGACTGGTAGGCATCGACTATTGCGTTAAGCCGATCCTGCACCTTTTGCCGATCGGTGTCGTGTTCAAGGGGCATAATTAATCCCCTTCGCCCGTTGCGGCTTTTGCCATATCATTTGCCATGTTATCGCCACCGCCGTCCCCGGTCTTAACTTTGCCCATCTGCCCGGCAGCCTTGGCCGCCATCGCCAGTTGCTGCTCCATGACCATCTTTTTGCGCTCGTCAACTCGCGCCTTGCGAATCTGGTCTCTATCCTTGGGATCTCTTATGATTTCGGCCGGCACGTTATCTGCCTCCATCATCACGGCCAGCGCCTTATCGTCATCAAAATTATCAAGCACGTCCTGATTGCCGCCTCGGGCCTGCACAATCGCGCCTGCTTTCTGGTATGCTGTCAACACCTTCGTTGCCTTCAACCCCTCCTGGGCCATGAACAGGGGGGATTTAAATATATTCTTGATACCTTGGCCGAACTTGAAAACCTCATCAGGTGGAGGCGGAAATTCCCCTGCTTCGTAGAGAACGGAAAAAGCCCAGTCGATGTCGAGCTCCAAATGCTCAACCCGTTGCCGGGAAATCATGGGCTCATTGATCACCAGTGCATGTTGATTTCGGATTGTGGCCTCGGTCGCCGTCATTCCGGGAGGCAGGTTTATAAGGGGCAAGAAGAGATCCACATGGAACCGCTCCTTTATCATAGCCCGTTGGTCCATTTGCATTTCACGACTGAAGGGCAGCCCCCGCAAATCATCTGCCGTATATATTTTAGCGGCGATGCTCGGGTCGTAGTAATTTTCGGCGCCCGGGTATCGCTTGATTTTTCTCTCATAGCCATCGCTTGGAATAAATATGGCGGGATTGCCCATCTTCTCCCCGCCAATCAGGTTCGTGCGGGCTTGCCGGTTCAAAAGTTCCATGTCCTGGTAGCTTTTAATTCCAGGGCCCCGGCCATACACGCCGCCGCCAAGCTGCGCCCCGCCCGAAAAAGCCGAATCGTCGAGCTTATCCCACCGTGGGACCGAGGCCGGAAAGGTCTTAAATCCCGATTCTTCAACTATTTCCCTTTTCGCGGGATTGATCACCAGGTTCGCGAAGGGCATATTCTTGTTGTCTTTGAGCTCTGAGTTGTAATCTTCCCTTGGGAAGATCGCCTGAAGGAACTGGAACTCTGCCTCATGGTTACCGCTCTCTGTAGCTTTCTTGCACGCTCCGGGGGCATCATCTCCCCACCTCATCACCGCATTACGCGCCGAGAGCTTGAATTCCCACATCATTGAATCAACAATACCGGACGTGCCCTCAAAAAAAACGACATCGGTTAGGCGCAGGCAGTTAAAAGAAAAAGGCTTCCCCGGTTCGCTAGATTTCAGCCGAAGTTTGCACGCCGTGCCAAACGCCGCCAGGTGCCGGTAGGTGAGATTAGTGGCCATGGCGAAGTTACTTGCGGCCAAAAACTCAAGGGTAATGTCCCGACACATCTGCAACCAGATTTTGACGTTGCGGGTGTTCGCCCACTTGGGTATGAGTTCCCATTCAATCCACGGGTATTGTTCGGGGATGGTCCCGGACTGCATACCGGCGACAAAAATATCAAGCGCATCCTCCGGAGTGCCATCATAGCAACGCTGCCCGCGTTTTTCTCCCGGCTGAAACGCAGTACCGGCGAGCATGGACCCCATTTGAGGCCACAGAAACTGCATAACCTCATTCCAAAGCCATTCCCACTTCTGCCGGCGAATAGATTTAGCCGCTTCGTTACGACGAAGGATCTGGTTTATGAGTTGCTTTTCGGTTAGGGCGGGAGGCTTCATTAACCGTTAATCCTTCCACGGGTCGTAGCCGCGATCGGGATACCTTGCGGCGGCTTGTTCGAATTCGGTTAGCTTTTGGACATTAAAGGCAAATGATATGGCCAGACAATCCGCCCGGCCCGGGGAAGGAAGCCCCCGCCCCTTCATGTCCTTTTTGCTTTCGAGTTGAATCTTGCCATCGGCCCTAAAAATGGTCTCCGGTCCGATCAAGTCGTTATATAAAACGGTGTCCTCCGGTATGGCCCCGCCTTCTTTGAGCCAGTCGCGCATAAGCTTCCACATCTCCGCCCGCTTATTAAGGCATCCCGGATCACTGGATTCTCCAGCAAACCAGACAAGCCGCCACCTTCGTTTAAGAACCTTGCCAGCCGAGACAATCCCCGTTCCATATCCCGCATCGATAAATACTGCATCGGCCTTTTCCTCATCCTCGATTTGCGCGATAATGTTTGCTACATCAAAGTCATTGTCGTTTTTGGCCATCGTGCGCAGGATCTTGAAGGCCAAACCCTGCCTCATGCCAATGACAAGTTCATCATCGCCTTCCCAGGCCGGATCAACGGTAAGGATTTTGGGGGCGAAGTTGTATTGGGATTCGCTCAAGAAGCGTCCGAAAGCCGCATCCACATCGGCAACGGATATGAACTGCTTGGCGCTCATCGACGGGAACATGCCGCGCACGCGGACCTTGAAAAAGTCGGAGTCCTCGCCGTAGTCTTCGGCCCATTGCTGTATCTGGGCCTTGTTGGTCATGGCGCAGGTCCGGGAATCTACCTGTCTGGACTTCCAACGATTGCGGGTTTTACCCGTAAAGCAGTTTTTAAACCGGCCCGTGTTCCTCGTCGGATTTCCGAACACACACCAGATGATCTGAGTTCCGGCATCGGTCAGGGCGCCCTCCGAGACTTCCCAAATTAGGTCGGGAATGGCGCTGGCCTCATCAAATATGAGAAGGACCCGCTTGCCCTGGTTGTGAAGGCCGGCGAAGGCCTCCGTATTCCTCTCGCTCCATGGGATCTGATCGACCTTCCAGGTTTCCTCATGCTCTTTTTTGCCACTTTTAAGGCTTGTGGCGTGCAGAGCAAAATCGCTCTTGTCCTTTAAGAGCCGATACCACTTGGAAACCTCGCTCCACGTCTTGCTTTTAAGCTGGCTTTGTGTGTTCGCCGTGACCACGCCTTTGGTCTCTGCGGTCAGTGTTGCCCACAGCATTAGCCACGCAACAAGTGTGGACTTGCCTATGCCGTGTCCGGAGGCCGTAGCCTCTCGGATCACTACGCCATCGCTTCCGGCCGCTTGGAGTTGCTCCCCTATTGACTCAAGGGATTCGCGCTGCCACGTGTCCGGACCCGTGCGGTCTTTAAGCTCCCCCTCGCCCCACGGGAACGCATCAAGCACCCACGCATACGGGTCAACGGCGTACTGTTCGCGTTTTAAAATTCGCAGGTAACGCTCACCCAGTTCGGTAAACCACCGCATTTTGTCAATCGTCGACGGCATGGGTAATGTGGAAGTGGCCGCACACGGAACATTCATATTTTCTCAAAAACTCCCGGCAACCTTCTTTTGTTCGGCGGTCAATAAACGCATTCGCCTGCCAAGCGTCCAGCCTGGTTTTCGACAGTCACATATGCCATAGCTGATGGCGCGACATGCCGAAGGTGCGTTTCACAACCGGCTAATCCGTGACTACTGGTTCGCCGGGAACCTCTGTCGCCGAAGGTGTAACGTAAGTTGCGGCAGGGCCGGTCCCTACGGAATTGGTAGCGGTTACTTCAACGATTTGGCCGGGGATAAGGCCGGTCACTTCGACTACATTTACTCCAGGTACTATCGAGATTTTCAAAGTGTTCTCCTTTTTATGTGACAATCGGTTTTTCAGGCGCGACATTATTCCCATCGTTTTTCCCCACATGGTATCCGCCTATGTATCCGACCAGGCCGGACACCGCCGCAGCGGTTACGCCCGCGATCCCCAGTGCCGCTTTGATAACCTCGGGATCTTTGGACACCACAATCGTTGCAAAAGCGAGTACCAAAGCCATCGCGCCCAGTAAGATAATTCCGATAATTCCAAGGTCTGATCCTCTCATTTCATTTTTCCGCCTGCTCATCGTTGCTAAGAGCCTCGATGAAATCAGCCACATTGATCCCGGCTATCTCGGATATGCCGTGCTTTGCCAGCACCGCGCACAGACCCGGAATAGCTGGAGTAAGAGCGTCCAGAAGTTCTATGGAGATTGGAAGTTCTTCCTGCATCACCATTAGCACCGCCTGTGCCCCGGCTGTTCTCGCCAAGAGGTTTACAAGGCTCATTGTTTCCCCACTGTGACGTTAGTAGTTGCTGCCTTGGGTTGAAACAAAGACGAAAACCAGGTGATCAAACCCGCATTAGCACTCGACGCCGCCGCCGCATTAAATACGGCTTGGCCCGGGGCGGGTGCGCTGGCCGAAACAGCCGGAAGCGGGGTTACCGCTTTTGCCGTCTTCTCGCCCGTACCTGGGTCAACTTGCGTCTCTATCAAAAAAGATTGAGATGTCTTGGCGTCCGTACCAAAAACACCGTCTTTATCCACCAAGTGAACAGTACCTACAACATGGTTGGGCGACAGGTTGGAATAGACGGCCTCGTCAACGTGGTATGAGGCGCAACCGGCCGAGCAAAACATCACTATTGCGACGACACACACCGCTCTCGGGCGCACGGAACCGGATTTCATTTTTTGCTCCTTTAGCTGGCTGCGGCAACCGCCGACTGTACGGCGCCGATTGCCTGGCTGACTGCCGCCTGTGCGGACGATACCGCCACAGCACTCGGTGAGGTGGAGGCTGCGCCAACCGCCTGAGCGGCAGAGGTGACCGCTACCAAGGCGTTAATCGCGGCATTTGCAGCCGGCACATATTTTGCGGCCTGGGGAATGCCAGATGCTACGGCCAGGATTGCCGGGGCCGCCTGCTGGACGCCTGCCAGGAACTTAGCCGAATCGGCTTGAAAAGCTGCGATATCGGTTTGTGCGGTAGAGGACCAAACGCCCAGGCTCGAACATGCCGAAACGAGTCCGATACAAACAAGCATGGTCGTCACATAAAGCAGTGATTTGATTCTCATGTTATTCCTTCCATCCACAGATTGATTCGATTTGTAAACTGATTGTGTGGGAAAACTTGTTCGGCATTTTGTGGAAGTCCGGTTGTCCCTGACTGCCGTATGCCTGAACCTTTACAGGGAAATTTTCGGGAAAACTGGCGAGTGCAATATCAACCGCTTCCCCTAGCTTCATTACGATTGACTGCTCTGGTTCGGCACATTTGATCTTTCCAAACTCATCGGCATAATATGACCGAAGTGCCCCCGCCTTCCCCTGTGCTGTTACGTTCCAGCTCATCGTTCTCTCCTCCTAAAATAGTAAGATTCGTTGTTTTAGTTTTCGCATCCATCGGAAATGGCCTCCAGGTCAACCCTCGCGGCTATGCTTTCGATAAACTCCCGTGGATTTCCTTCACCATCCCATATGTTTCGAGCTGTACGGCCTCTATCCGTTGCATCCTGGCATCGCCATCGGCAAAGCGCTTCGCTTGTTCAGCCTTACATTCCTTGCATTCGCTTTTTAAGACGAACTTTTCCCGCATGTAAATCAAATTTGCGAACCAGCCGACGATAGCGCCAAACACACCATGGCTGCCCGATGTTGCTAGGGATTCCATGTCCATTAATATTTGGCCTTGAATGCGTCAGAGAGTTCGAACTGATCGAATTGCTCCACGTCTCCGCAGATATCGCAGGGCAATTCGTCGCTTTCCTTTTTCTTGTGCTTGCACTTTTCACAGTCCTTATCCATTCCAGACCCCCTGCCACACAAGGATTTCACGTTCACGCCGAGCCGCAAGCCCTCTTGATACCACCCCGCCTACATGGTCCCAGCGCCTCATCTGATCGGGCACTTGCCCGTATTCGTTTTGATTTAACAGCCGAACAAGAGTCGATCCGGCAAACGCTCCCGCGCCGACGTTGAAAACGAACAGCGTCAGCGCATCGAATTCGTACTGGCTCAAGGGCGCCGCTATATTCCGGCTTACAGCCCCAGCCGCGGCCTCGCAGTCCTGGAGGCAGAGCGTGTTCGCCTGGTCCTGCGTGATGCCGTTTTTGTACTCGACAAACTGACCACCGACCAGGATCTTGCCGGACATGAGCTCTGACTGGGTGAGTTTGTGTCCGATGCCGATGGTTCTCAGATTGTGCTCGTCGAGGTAGAAGGTGAGCCTGCAGCCTTCGTTTTCGCTTTGTGCGAGGAACTTTGGTACTAATTTCGAGGGTTTCACCTTTTCTTCACCTCATCAGGATGCGCTACAATCGATTATCTCAGTCCTGCCCGTGTTCGGGTGCGGGTGTTTTTAGCCCTAATTTCGTGATCATGGCCTCATATTCTGCTTTCACCTGATCGTCAGTGAGATTGGCTACGCGGATCGGACCGCCATCCGGGCCGGACATCCGCCTACTCTCGGTTGCAAACTCAGGTCTTCGCCCTTTGATTAAAAACATCAGCAAGGAATCCGAGTATTTAACGATTGTCCCACAAACTTCCCCCAGGTAGTACACCGGCTCACGGACGCCATCATGGGCTCTTCTGTGCGCCTCATCGATCAGGTGGTTGACACCCTCGTCTATTGCGGCATCCGCAGCCTTCGCGAACTCTGCGTCTTGCAGCCGCCAATCGTAAACCGTAGATCGTGGGAACTTACATAGCAGCGCGGCCTTGGTAACATTGCCGGTTTCGCGCAGGGCTGCCAGGAAGCGCTTTTTTGTTGCGTCCGTTTTAGCCTTTGACATACTCTTTGACATACTCAACGATCCTCACACGTATTTAAAATCCGTCACATTACAAAACCAGTCAAGCATAAAATAACGATAAGCTGTTGATTTTTTTATTTTATAACGTAAGACGAGTAGTAATAGTTGGTATATTGCGAAATTAAATAGTGTATTCGAGCGGTTGCAACAGATATCGGGATAGCCATCGGGTAATCTACTGGGTAGGGTTTGTATTCATCGTGTCTCGTACTGAGACGAAAGACCGGGCCAGTGGCTCAGTTGGCGTGATGGGGGGGCGGGTCGGACGTTACGGGCCTGTGCTCCATGGGGACATACCGGCTCACTGATTACCAATGGAATAGCCCTGGCGTTTCTCTATTTCGCATTTTCGGGCTTTTCGCGATTTGGATTCTTCATTTTAGCATCCATGACCGCTTTAAGGCTCTGGATGGCGGCGGCCTGGATGGTGGGGGTACGGCGTCTCGGGGACACAATTCTGAGACGAAACCTTCTGCTTGGACAAGAGACTGACGTCTTCTCCCGCGCCTGGTTGCAAGAACAGGCTCGGTTTCATTCTTTCCTCGCAGTTGTCGGATCGCACGTAGCTGGTATTCAAGTTGAAGTTCAAGCA